CCATGAATCAGGTGCCTTGCTGGTCAAGATGACTTGGCACGTCGTTGAAGAAGCTGTGTATGACGCGATGTACGGAGCCTCTGCTGAAGGACCATTACAAGCAACAACGGCAGGACGAACGCTTGACGTTACGGCGACGGGGGCGGCTGGTATCGACTGGGGCAATATCGAAAACAAAACTTCGACGGTAGCACTTACGAACACTTCGGCGGCCAGTCTTAGCGGGGCTGTCGGATCTGTAACGGGTGCTGTCGGTTCCGTAACAGGGGCCGTCGGCAGCGTTACGGGCAACGTCGGCGGGTCAGTCGGTTCGGTGGTCGGCCATACGGCCCAGACTGGCGACAGCTTCGCTAGGTTAGGGGCACCTGGCGGGGCAAGCCTGTCGGCGGACGTCGCGGCGATACCCACGACGCCGATGCGCGGAACAGACGGGGCGAACACCACGACGCCTGACGCGGCCGGGACAGCGGCGGCCTTGCACACAACGACTGACGCTGCGGTCGCACTGATACCCACGACGCCGATGCGCGGAACCGATGGCGCAAACACGACGACGCCTGACGCGGCCGGGACGGCGGCGGCCCTTCATGCGATCACCGACGCGGCTGTCGCGTTAATTCCCACGACGCCGATGCGCGGAACCGACGGGGCGAACACCACCACGCCCGACGCGGCTGGCACGGCGGCGGTCCTTCATGCGATCACCGACGGCAAGGTCGACGCGGTCTGGACCACGGCCTTAACGGCGGCGTGGCGGGCGACAGGTGCCGAAGGAACGGCGGCCCAGCTTCTTTACGAAATACTGGGGCACCTGGCTGAAAATGGAAACGTCGGAACAACGAAAACAATCTACGAGCTAGACGGCACGACGCCAGCGAAAACCTACACCTACGACGACGCGACCAGCCCCACTTCGATAACAGAGACAACCTAAAATGTCGATTGCTCTAATCACGACGGGCGGCTTCGGAAATGGCACGCTGACGACGACGATCGGCAACGTCACGGCGCGGGGCTTCCTGGGGGCCGCTACGCCTTCTGTTCCAGCGGCTGGCGGTCGACACGTCAAAGCGGTCGACGATCGCCCATACGCGGCACTGGTCGACGCCAGGCCGTACTCCAGCCTGGTTGATGCCAGGCCATTTGTAAGCCTGGTCGACGCCAGGCCGTTAATTCGACTTCAAGATCACAGGCCATTTATTCGGGTGAACCAATGACGATAATTTTAACCGGGAACCCTTGCCAGTCGGTCGACGACGTCGAAGCCTTTAAGATCGACTACACTGACCATTTAGGCGGCGACACGCTGTCAGGCACCCCCACGGTCGCCCTGGTGACGGCTGACAGCGACGTAACGATCGGCACGCCAGCGAACAATACGGCAACGTATGAAGACCAGGACGGCGTAACTGTTGCGGTTGGTAAGGCGGTGGAATTCACCCTGACCGCGACGTCGACTGGAACGCGGTGGCTTCTGATTACGGCGACGACGTCGGTTCGTACAATTAAGCGACTTCTAGAGGTGACGATTGAGTAAGGGGGAACTTACAGCCGAACGCCTGGCAGCCTACCAGGCGGCGAACACGAAACGCAAACAGGACGCGGCGGCAAAAGCTAACGACCTGGCTGAAATTCCCCCACCCGTCGACCCTGACAGGCGGGCGGCTTGCGGCGATTCGTTAAAGCTGTTCTGTGAAACCTATCGACCAGGCGCGTTTTTTATGGGCTGGTCTGAAGATCACCTAAAGGTTTTACGACAGATCGAAACGACAGTCAGCGACGGCGGGCTATTCGCCCTGGCAATGCCTCGCGGTTGTGGAAAAACGACGATCGCAATTACGGCGGCGATCTGGGCCCTTTTATACGGTTACGGTCGATGGGTTTGTTTGGTGGGGGCGACAGGCCCGAAGGCCCAAAAGCTTTTGGCGTCGATAAAGACCGAACTTCGCTTCAATGCTTTACTGGCTGAAGACTTTCCCGAAGCTTGCCAGCCTATTATAAAGCTAGAAGGAAAGGCGATCAGGGCAGGGGGCCAAACGTACAAGGGAAGCCCGACGGGTATCGTGTGGCATAAAGACGAGTTAGGTTTGCCAGTTATTGAAGGGTCTGTTTCGTCTGGTGCACTGGTGACGGTCGCGGGTATAACCGGCGACATTCGCGGGCAACAGAAGACGACACAAGACGGCGAAGTAATACGGCCCGACTATGTAATACTTGACGACCCGCAAACGCGCGAAAGCGCAAAGAGTAATTCCCAGACCGACGACAGGATCGCCACTTTGATGGGCGACATTTTAGGGCTTGCGGGGCCAGGTATTAAAATAAAGGGCGTTATGCCGTGCACTGTAATTAGTCGCGGCGATATGGCTGACCAGATTCTTGACAACGAACAGGCCCCAGAATGGCACGGCGAACGCACACAAATGCTTTACGGCTGGCCGACGAAAATAAGTTTGTGGCACAAGTACCAGGAGTTTCGCGAAGACGCCTGGCGTAACGGCCAGGACGATACCGAAGCCCTTGCGTTTTACATGAACAATCAAGATGAAATGGATTTAGGATGTAAGGCCGCCTGGAATGAACGTCATACAGAAGACGAAGCGTCAGGTATTCAGCACGCTATGAACTTGTTTTTTAGAAACGAAGCGGCCTTCTGGTCTGAATTTCAAAACCAGCCACTGGAGACAACACAAGACGACACGGTAACAGAAGAACAAATTTTGCAACGCACGCACCCGTGCGAACGCGGCACCTTCCCCACTGGCGGCGAATTACTGACGGCCTTCGTCGACGTCCAGAAAACGCTTTTATATTATGCGGTCATAGCCTGGCGGCCAGACTTTACGGGGTGGGTCGTCGACTACGGGGCTTTCCCTGACCAGCGAACAAACAACTTCAGACTGAACCAGGCGAAGAAAACTATCGACAGCGTCTGGCCTGGTTCAAGCCTTGAAGTCGGGCTGACGAAAGCCCTGAACGAAACGATCGACAGCTTGTGCGGTCGCACCTGGCGGCGTGAAGACGGGGCCGAATTGTCGATAAGTCGGTTACTTATCGACGCGAACTGGGGGCTATCGCGTAACATTGTTTACGACTTTTCCAGAAACACACAGCACCGTGCGATCGTGACGCCGTCGCACGGTAAGTATGTGGGGGCAAGCAACGAACCACTGAACGCGACGATCGCGAAGCGGTCAGGCAAGCGAATAGGAACGCACTGGCGAATAGAAAAAGCAAAAGACAGCCCAGCGCAATATTGTTTGTACGACGCGAACCACTGGAAGTCGTTTCTGTTTAGTCGCCTGGCGACCGAACCTGGAACACCTGGGGCCCTGACGCTTTTCCAGGCTTCCCCACGAATACACAAGACTTTCGCGCGGCACCTGAAAGCCGAATACCCTGTCAGGACGGCGGGGCGTGGTCGTGAGGTTGATGAATGGAAACTGAAACCTGACAGGCCCGATAATCACTGGCTTGACTGCGCGGTCGGTTGCTGCGTCGCGGCGTCGATCCAGGCTTGCAGTATGTCGACAGAAGCTAAACCGAAAACGAAACGAAAAAGAACAAAGGGCGTAAGTTACTTATGAGCAAAAAGAAAACGACGAAGCGAAAGCCGAAAAAGACAGTCACGACGACGCCCCCGGCCTGCCCCCACTGCGGGCACCAGAAGCACTTGAAGAAACGCGGGGCCCATAGGGAAATTGACAGCCAGGCGACAGGCGAACACGTCGCCTGGTTTTATGTTACTTGCTGCGACTGCGACGAAACTTTCGTACTTCGTCAGGTCACGAAAATGGCAAATGTCAGGAACTGACAAAGCCGTCAAGTTTTTCCTTGTAAAAAAAGGGTGTTTCGCTATTTTATAAATAGAGGGTGAACTATGCCAAACACACGGGCCGACAAGCTGGTTTTCGCGAAGTCGATGGTAGATCAGATCGAAGCGGCGCTTCTTTCTGGGGCCAGCGGCGTTACGTCGGTCTCAATCGACGGCGTGTCAACGGTTTTCGATCGGCGACAGCTTCTTCAGGAATTGTCAATTTGGGAGAAGAAAGTGGCCCGATTATCGAAGCCAAGCAACAGCCGAACGGCGGGAATAAATCTGAGTAATTCGCATGGGTAAAATGAGCCAGGCCGTCGGCAACAGACTAGAGCAATTTGGCCGCTATATAGCGGCTGAACCTAGTACTACACGTCGCGACCCTGGCACGCGGATACAGTCAAGTGATTCGATCTTGTCTGAGTCGAAGCGAAAGCGAGCGACCGAAGGGGCCCGCGAATTATGGCGGAATTATTCGGTCGTGGCGTGGGCTGTTCGCAAACACCTGGACTATGTCGCGAATTTTACCTTCCAGGCCGACACGGGGAACCCTGAAGTCAACGAACAGCTTGAAAAGCTTATGGACTGGTGGGGGCGGCCTCTTAACTGCGACGTAGCTGGCCGCCATTCCCTAAAGCGGATCGTGCGACTTCTTGAAGCCCGTCGCGTTATGGACGGCGACGTTTTCGTCGTGAAGCTTGCCAGCGGTCAGCTTCAGGCAATTGAAGGCGATCGCGTGCGAACACCTGACCGGAATGTCAGCCCACAAAAGCCAGGCGACCCGCCAGCATACACCCACGGCATCAAAACAAACAAAGCCGGAAAAATGCTTTCGGTTGCAATCCATCGGCGACAGGATGATGGGTCGTATGTTTTTGAGAGAAACGTAGGGGCGGGCGGTATCCTACAGCTAGGCTATTTCGACGCCTTCGACCAGTATCGCGGGGTGTCGCCCCTGACGTCCGCGATCAGCGGCTTCCAGGACGCACTAGAGGCAAAAGACTACGCGCTTGCAAAAGCGAAGATAACGCAACTTTTCGCCCTGGCGATCACCCGCGAAAACGCTGACGCTTTCGATAACGACGACGACGAAGCGAGCGAAGACTATAAAATAGACTTCGGCGAAGGCCCCGTAAAGATAGATATGGACCCTGGCGACAACGCCACCTTTTTAGAGTCAAAGCACCCTTCGACAGAATTTCAAGCTTTTCTAAAATTGACACTTCAGGCGGCTTTGAAGTCGCTCGACATTCCCTGGAGCTTTTTCGACGAAAGCTTTACGAATTTTTTCGGCAGTCGGTCGGCCTTGGTCCAGTATCAGAAGTCGTGCGAAAGCAAGCGCGACGACCTGAAGGAAACGCTTAACCGACTGACGGGCTGGCGAATTTCGAAGTGGCTGGCGCGGGGTGTCCTGGTTTTACCGCCAGGCGTGAAGGCGACCGACTTAAAATGGGACTGGATACCAGCCGGTATTCCTTGGTGGGACCCCAGCAAGGAAATAAAAGGCGACGTCCTAGCGATCGAAAACAACTTGCGAACACGGTCGGAAATTCGTAAAGAACGCTTCGGCGACTCCTGGCGGGACGTCGTGCGACGCAAGGCTGAAGAAGATAAGTTTCTTTTAGAAACTTTAGGCCCGCTAGCCCTGGGAATCGAAGAAGAAGCACCGACAGAAATAGAAGAAGAAAGCGAAGACGACGAATGAGCAAGCCAACAAAAGACGAATATTTTCAGCTTCGAAAGTCAAGCGGCGGGCCGTCGCATAAAATCGACCGCGTCAACAATATCATCGCGGGGGCGAAGATCGTTCAGTTAGGTGAAGTCAGTGACGACCGACCCTGGTCGGCTGATAACGTCACGCTGTCCCAGACGATCGACATAGGCAACAGCTTCAATAAGGGCCTGAAAGCCCGCTTTAGTCATCCGACAGCCGAAAACCCTGGCCTGGGGCGGTTCCTGGGTCGATGGAAGAATTTTCGCCAGAACGGTGACGCGGTTTACGCCGATCTTCACCTTTCTGACGCGGCCTTCGACGCACCTGGTTTAGGCGACGTCGGGTCGTACCTTATGGCAATGGCGACCGACGACCCTGAAAGCTTCGGCGTTTCGCTTCACGCTTTAATCAATCACGACGAAACATTCGAAGCCGACGGCGCGCTTCGGTTCTCCAATATCAAAGCCGCCGACTTGGTCGACGAACCAGCGCTAACGCGTGGCGGACTTTTCAATAAGGCGGACGCGTCAAACAAGCAAGAAAGGGCCGTCGATATGACAGCCGAGAAAACCCCAGAAGTCACCCCCGAAGTAACGCCCGAAGCCTCGCCCAAAGTGGAGCCAGCGGTTTTCGATTTGGAGCAAGCCAGCGAAAACGCGAAGCCATTTATCGAAGCTTTCGGTGACGCGGGGGCCCTTGCGTTCCTTGAAGGAAAAAGCCTTCTGGATTGCTTCAAAGAAGACAGGACCCGCCAGGCCGAAGCCCTGAAGGCTTCACAAGATCGCCTGGCCGAAGTGTCGAAGGAACTGGCGGACTTGAAAGCCTTCGCCGAAGACGCTGGCGAACCTGAACCCGTTTCTTCTGACCCTGTTCCTGAAGTGAGCCAGGCCCAGAAGTTTTCGGCTGAAGCACAAGCCAAGGGCGTAGCCCCCAGCACGGCCAAAATTATGGGCGGGCTGTATTCGGAAAAGTAAACCACTGGACCACCTGAAGCGGTACAAACCACAACGATTTTTTTTGAAAGCGAATAACAATGGCACATTCTTATTTAACAACTTCGGACGTCGCAATTTTCGGGGCCGCCGATATGGAAGGCGTCATCTCTGACGTCCTGGACGAAGCCCCTTTGTTGCAAGTTTTGGCGGCACGCCAAACGATGGGAATTACCTTCACCTACAACAAAAAGACCGCGAACCCTGCGGTCGGTTTTCGGTCGGCGAACGACGGTACTGAAAACACGAAAGCGACCAGGTCGGCGGTTACTGTCAATTTGGGAATTCTTGACGCAAGCTTCGCCGTCGATATGGCTGTCGCGAACGCCGACGAACTTGGTTGGCAGCACGTCATGGCGCTGGAGGCACAAGACCACCTTCGCCAGGCAATGAAGGAAGTCGAGGAGCAAATTCTAAACGGTACGGTCGGGAACCAGGCTTCACCAGGCTTCGACGGCTTCGCTGACCAGACGAACCTTGACGGCGCATCTGACGCGATGGTTGTGAACGCGGCAGGAACCACGGCATCGACTGGGTCCAGTGTTTACGGCATCCGAACGGGCCAGAATGACGTCGAAGTCATCTGGGGCCAGCAAGGAAAGATCGCCGTCGGCGAACGTCAGATCGTGGAACGCGCCGGTTCTTCGACTGGTTTGTTCCCGGCCTATTACCATCCGATTAATGGCTGGACTGGCCTGAAGATCGGTTCGTCGACTTCGGTCGGTCGTATCGGTAATCTTACCGAAGACGCTGGCAAAGGTTTGACCGACGACCTGGTCGCGGAACTGCTGAACCTTTTCCCAGCCGGTGGAAAACCGAACTACCTGGCAATGAACGGGCGAAGCCTGGAGCAATTACGAGCAAGCCGAACGGCCACAAATCCGACTGGCGCGCCTGCCCCGTTCCCCACTGAAGCCTTCGGCGTGCCGATCGTGGTGACTGACTCGCTGGGCGTAACAGAAACTCTGTTGAGCTAAAATGTCAAGTATATCCGAAGCAATAATCGCGGGATACAAAGCGGCCAGGTCGGTCGCTGGTATCTCTGCAATTTATACCAGGCCAGCCGTCGGGTCAGTAACCTTGACGGCTGTGCCTGGTGATTCGGTGCACGAAACGACCACAAGTAGCGGCTTCACTACGGAAACGAAAAGCCAGGATTATTTGTTTTTAGTTTCGGAACTTGTCATAAGTGGAAGCGAGATAACGCCCCTTCGCGGCGACACTGTCGCGGCTGGCGGTAAAACTTACGACGTACTGGCGATCGGCGGGGAAACGCACTGGCGATACGGAAGCCCCGCCCACGTCGTCATTCGCGTCCATTGTAAGCAGTAAGGAAAAGAATGGCTGGAGCTTCAGAAGCACTGGTTGACGCGGTCGTCACGAAGCTGGGGACCCTGGCGCTGACAGGCACGCCAACAATCGCAAAAGACCTTTGGGTCGTGCGGTTGCTGGAAAACCTGACAAGCTTACAGGTCGTCGTTTCGGGCGGGCCTGAAGAATGGGAAAAACTGACGCGGTCGGGTGCTTCCCTGAAAACGTATTCCGTTTTGGTTTACATTGTCGCCCCTTGTGGCGACAGCGACAGCGACGTCGGCGGTTTTTTGGAACTTGCTGAAGAGATAAAGACGGGCCTAATTGCGGGCGGCGAACAAGCGGGCCTGGTGCCTGATTCGATCGACCAGGCGGAACCTTTCAGTCAAGAACACCTGTATGAAGCGGGCCAGTTTTTTACCTACATCACAATCAACTATAAAGGGGCGTCATAATGGCCCACGTTCTGAGCGAAAACGCGAAGCTTTACTATAATACCGGGACTTACGCTAGCCCCACCTGGACCGAAATTACGCTTGTCAAGGATGTAACGCTAAACCTTGAGAAGGATGAAATTGACCTGACGACGCGGGCGTCTGGTGGTTTCAAGGAAGCGGCTGACGGCTTGATTGACGCCAGCGTCGACTTTAATCACTTATGGGACGCAAGCGATACGGCCTTTACTGCGCTTCAGACGGCTTTTTTCAACAAGACCGCCGAAGAGTTTCTAGTACTTGACGGGTCGTCTGCCACGACAGGCAACCAGGGCTTACGGGCCACTTGTATGATTCTCAGTTTCACACGAAACGAAGCGCTAGGCGAAGCCCTGACGGTCGACATTTCAATCAAGCCTGTCAAGAATACTGACGCGGCCCCAGCCTGGTATACGGTGCCCTGATAATGGCGAAGATTTTCAAAGATACGACGGGCGATTCGTGGCGGCTGTCCCTGACGGTCGGCACGCTTCGCGACGTCAAGGAACAGCTAGGCGTCGACCTGCTCGACTCGCCTGGCGATATGCCTACAGATCTGGGCGGCCTGGTCGATTGTTTGTGGGTCGTGCTATTCAGCCAGGCCCAGTCGAAGGGCCTGACCGAAGCCGACTTCGCGGCCAGGCTTGACGGCGACGTCATAGCCGAAGCGGTCGACTTTTTTATGGCTGAACTGGCGGCTTTTTTTTTGAAGATCCAGCCGTCGAAGGGGCAAGCGATTCAGGGGATTTGGACGAAGACGAAGGAACTGGACCAGATACAAGCCGAAGCGGTGGGGTCAATGCTTGGCGCGCTGTCTTTCGGCTCGCTGGAGTCGCTGGGGTAGACCCCACGAACTTGACAGCCTGGCAAGTGATGGAACTAGCACACGGGGCCAGCCCTGGCACCATACCTGACAAAAAGGGGCGACGGCATGAAACGCACAAGCTAACAAGCCAAACCATTTCGATGTTAAAGGTTTTCGTCAATGCCGCCGAAGATAACAGCGACCCTGAAATGGGCCCCGAAACTTAAAGAGGCTTTCTTCGATCGTGAAGCAATTATAAGCGCCCTTGACGAAAAGACACTGGCTTCGTTGAAGTGGTTCGGCGGTCGTATGCGTGAGAAGACACGACAGCGGATAGGGAAGCCGAATATCGAAGGAAGCACGAAAGTAAACAGGAAAGGCGAAGAGTCGAAAGTAAAGCGACGCAAGGTCAGGCCGAAGGGGACTGGGGCCCCGATCGCCAGGGTAAGCGACAACGAAACGCTTTCGCTTCGAAACGTGCAATATAAGGCCGACTTGTCGCGGGCTGACGCGAACGTAATTATTTACATTCCTCGATTCAACAACGACAACGTGCCCGAAACTCACGAGTTTGGCGGGTCGACCAGGGTCAGGGCGAAGGTCGCTGACCAGCTAACGAAAACCGGGAAAGTAAAAAAGAAGAAAGGCAAGGCGCAAAAGAAGCTGATTTTCTCAAAAGACTTTCCGAAGGTAACTTTCGCTGTTCCGAAACGACCAATGCTGGCCCCTGTATTCGACAAGACTTATAAAGAGTTTCTGAAAAGAATGGCACAAGGAAGGTTTGGCTAATGGCTGTAAATGCTGGTAAGGCTTTTGTCGAACTGGTCGTCAAAGGAAAGGAACAAGTCAATGCCCAATTGGGGAGCGTTCAGAAGCGAATGAAAGCTTTTGGGGGGGCAATGAAAAAGCTTGGCGGTATGTTAGCCAAGGCGGTCGCGGCGGCTGGCGCGGCCACGCTGGGCGGCCTGGCGGTGGTCTTGACGAAGGGCGTCAAGGCGGCTTCTGATATGCAGGAGACAATGAATAAATTCAATGTTGTGTTCGGCGAGAATTCTGAAGTTATGAAGAAGTGGAGCGACGCGACGGCGGGGGCCTTCGGTCGATCGAAGCAACAGATCGCGGACACGGCGGCCAGCTTTCAAGACCTACTGGTTCCTATGGGCTTGACAGGCGAAGCCGCGACGGGCCTTAGTCAGGACCTGACGAAGCTAGGTATTGACGTAGCAAGCTTCAATAATAAAAACGACGCCGACGTCGTGCGCGACTTTCAAGCGGCCCTGACGGGGTCGGGTGAAGTGATGAAAAAGTACGGCGTTGTTCTGAATGAAGCCGCGACAAAGGCGGAGCTTCTGAAGAACGGCATTGACCCGAAGACGGCCAGCAACGCGCAGAAGGCAATGGCCCGTTATAATATCATCCTGGAAGGCACTTCAGCCGCACAGGGTGACGTATCGCGTTCTGGCGGATCGTGGGCGAACCAGATTAAAGCGATCAAAGGTAAAATCAACGACTTCCTGGTCGTCGTGGGTGAAAAGCTTTTGCCCGTCCTGGAGGGCTGGGCGTCAGACCTTAGCGTCCTACTGGGCCTTATGTCAGATTCGTCCAGCGAAATGGGCGGGGCTGAAAGCGCGGTCGACGGCCTGGTCGGCGCAATGGAACTATTAGGCTCCCCCATACAGTTCGCGGTAAAGACTTTTTTCGCCCTGGCTTCGGTTCTTCGAAAAGTACAATCCTGGCTTACGCGGATCGCGGCGGGTATCTCGCTGATAACTGGCGACCAGATGCTTATTGACGAACTGAATAAGCTGGCCGACGAACAAAACAAAGCGGCGGGCGAAAACTTCGAACTGGCCTTTTCAAACAAGATTGACGAAGCTTTTGCGAATGGGAAAAAACAGATCGAAGAAAACCGCCAGGCGGCGGGCGACGAACTGGAAAAAGTAAAAGACTTTACGGACCCACTGAAGGAAGGCGCGGGCGTGGCTGTCGAAAAAATGGACAAGGCCGCCGATAAGATGGTACAAGCCGCCAGCCCCGAAACACTTGACGCGGCCCGTGACGTCGCGGCTTACACGAAGTTTACAGAAAACAAAAGCAATAAAGAACTAAGGGCCTTGAAGAAGATCGAAGACGCGATCAAAGACCAAGAGCCCGCACTGGGATTAGTGTAAATGTCAGGCACGCTTGCGGGTATACGGTTTGGTGTCGAATCGGGCAGTAGTTGGAACGAAACAGACCGTCGCATAGAATACGACCATTCAGCGACCTACGTCGTGCAAATGACCAGCGAGTCAGAACGCGAACCCGACGTTCTGGCCGTTACTGGCGTTCCAAGTATTGGCACGGAGTCGCCCCTTTATGCGGGGGCCTGGTGCCGAAGCCTTAGCGTTTCAGAAGTCGGCCCGCTTGTATGGGAAGTCGAAGCCAGCTTTGACGATAAGAAAGGCGAAAAGCCCGACGACCAGGAACCCTGGGACAGGCTACCGAAGTGGGGCTGGTCTACTGAAGTTATCGAAGTACCTATGTTATATGATGCGGTGAACGTCCAGAACGCTATTCAAAATAGCTGCGGCGACCCTTTGCCGCCAGTCACGACGCCCCGGTCAATTCCTGTCCTGACGATCACGCGAAAGGAACTGACTTTTGACGGCCTGACCGTAGACCTTTGGACAAACAAGACGAACTCAACAGCTTTCTGGGGCGCTGGTGTCGGCGAAGCTTTGCTTTCAACGATCACCGCAAACAAGACCAAAATAAAAGAAACTGAATTGTGGGAAGTAGCGTACCAGATAAAATTCAAGACCGACGACGACGCCTGGAAGATGAAAATCTTAGACCAGGGGCTTCGGCACTGGAAGGGGCCTAGTCACAATACGCGCGTGCCGTTTGGTGACGACGCTTTTCAGCAAGTAATCGGAAACCTTGACGGCAACGGCGAAGAAAACACAACGAACACGCCCCACTTTTTGACATTTCACAAGTACGGCGAAGCCGACTTAAACACACTCGATTTAGGACCCTGGTAAAATGGCAACAAACGTAATCACAGTAAACGCAAGCTTGACGGTTGCGAACGGAAACTTTACGGCCCGCTACACTTCTGGGGCCTTGCAGATTGACCAGGTAATCGCGGGCGGTGGTGCCCCTGGCTTCGTCAATATCGGCACCAGTGAAGAAACGGTAAGCTTTGGCGATATTACGACGCCTGGTTATGTTTTTATTCGTAACCTTGACGACACGAATTACGTCACCCTGGGGCCTGATTCTACGGGTATGGTTGCGGCGATCAAACTGAAGGCGGGCGAAGTCGCTTTGTTTCGCACCGACGATTCAGCGACCTGGAAAGCACAAGCCAACACGGCGGCGTGCGATCTTTCCTTTTACGTCCTGGAGGATTAAGCCGAGATGGCTGAAACGCCCCGCGCTTATGGCTTCACGAAGCCGACGGCCTTGATTCTAAAAGGAATGGCCCACCCCACGCCGAACGAACTTATTGCGCCATTCGTCCAGCCAGGCGGCAACGCCGTAGGGGCCTGGCTTATGGAAGCCCTGACCGACATAACGGCGGCGGTCGACGCGACGACGGCTGGTAGTGGCGAAGCGGCTGTCGCGAAACGTGACGCTGACGGGGCGACGGCGGCGGAACTTGTCAGCCACGCAAACCAGGAAGTTTCGACGACGGTCTACAATCTGGGCCCCGAGATTCTGCAAGGCGACTTTTTCCAGGCGACCCGCGACCTGGCTGGCACCATTTGGGTTACACCACGGGCGACGGCGAAGCACGGCAAAACGTCCGGTACGATTACGGCCAGGTCAGGCGCGACGCCTGGCACTGGCAATGTTAATTTAATGTCAGACGACCTTGCGACGACTGGAACAGCGGTAACGGCGAAAAGCGTTTTCGGCCAGACGATCGCGTCAGGAACTTATTGTGTAGTTCTTCAGTTAGGAAGCGGCGACTGGACTATCATCGCGGCGGACTGCCCATGAGGTTTTCGCCTGGCTGTAATTGCGGCAAGGGGTGCGCTGCCGAATACGAAGGCCCAGACAGCGGCACGGCGGCAAACCTGGGGGCCGACTGGACCGAACGCGTGGCGGGCTTCGAACGCACCAGTGGGGCAGGCTGGAGTACGACTAACGGGGCAGTCGCGACCTATGACACGGCTATGACTGGCGATTATACGGTCAGGGTGGGCGGTGCTTACATGGGCACGTCCTACGACGTGCTTGACATAGGCGATAGTTTTTCTGTTCTTCTGGACTGGACTGACTCAAATAATTACGCCTTCGTGAGGGTTGAAAATAAGTTTTCCGACGCGACCTGGGGCGCGGCTGGTTCGTTCTTTATGGAAGTCGGCCACGTCGTCGCGGGCGTGGAGACTATTATCAAGACCTTGCCCCACTTCCCCTTGATTTATGTGAATCTAAACGTCATCGTTTCGAACGACGGTATTGTTCACGTCGGAACTATGAACCTACCATTCGCTGAACCCCCGAACGTCCAGGGATGGATACGGATTGACGGCGTCACGTTAGGCGGTAGCGGAATTGTCGGCCTGAAGTCTGATTCCATAACGACGAAGCTGAACTTCGCCGACTTCGATCTTTACGACTGCAAGCCGTGCGCGTCTTACAACCACACGGGGGCGTGCGGGTGGTGCGGGGCTGACGAAGCCGAAATTCTCCAGCGGTACGACGTCGTGCTTGACCTGGGGGCGGGCGGCTGGACGGCGTCCAGCCCTTCAGAGTGTTCGGGCGGGGCGGGTAATACTTGCGGGGATATTCAAGGCGAATTTACACTGTCCTATCCTGGTTATCCCTGGGGGGCGTCGCCCAGCGCTTCGACACATAAAATATGTCGTTGGACCTACGACGAAGAGTGGTGCGATACGCCGACGCTGGCGGGCTGGTACAATACCTTACATTGTGAATTCTATATTTACGCGGTCGCGGGTGGAATTGAAGTAACGGCCAGGGTCGACTTGTGGTGGGGCGGCCATCTTCGGTGGGCCCTTTATAAGCTGGAGTACGATACCGCCGACATTCCTGACGACCTTTGCACGCAAGTTTTGACGCTTCCAAAAGACACTGAAGGCCATAGCGGATCGCACGCGGCGTGCGACGGCGGCACTATGCCTGACACTGTAACTATCACCCCACAAGCTGACTAAATGCGGTGCGACTTCAGGCCGACGGGCCAGATGAAAGGAAAGCGTTTCGAACACGTCTGCAACGTCTGCGGCGTTCCTACGCTCAGTAACTACAGCGAACCACTTCTATCACGCCGGAAATGCGACCAGGCAAGGGCAAGGAAGGCCGCCAGGCCCTTGCTTCCTGTTTCCACCTGGCAAAAGGCGAAGAACTACTCGCGGGCCTTATGGAAGTGGTTGCGGCACGGCTGCCCGAAGCGATCGCGGCGACAGATCGACAAGATTTACTTTTTGATCTGTACGCCCTGCGAACACTTCACTGGGGGCGGCTGTCGGTCTTGTGGGTGTAGTATTACGCGCTCAGAGGCAGGATTGAGGAACAAACTAGCCCAGAAAACGCAACGGTGCCCACTTGGCAAGTGGTGACGCTACGCTTTCTGTTCCAGGATCGCGTAAGCCAGGCCACGCCCTTCGGCTACCTGGCGAACTTCGCCCGATTGCTGGAGGGTGTCAAGTACTTCGTTTAACGCCTTCGCTGGCACGCGGGCGGCCCTTAGTAGGATAGTTCGCTGACAGTATTCGCCCCGGTGGTTGTGCTTTTTGATGATGTCAAGTACTTTTTTCCGTAGCACGGCGAAGTGGTTGTCGTCAATTACTTCGCTTGCCATTTTTTCGCAGAAGGCGTCAGTCGACCAGGCGACCAGGCCACAAGCCCACGCGGCGGCGTCGACGTCGATATAGGGTAACATCGGATCAGCGGAACACGCGTAAACCATCGCCAGTCGCTTCGCCTTTTCGATTGCTCGACTCCAGATCGTGGAGTTAAGCGGGTGGTCTTCATGCTGGTCGGCCCGCCGTATCAATTCCTGGAACACTTCGCCAGCCTGTTTCGATTCTTCGATCAGTCGCGGGCGGGGGTTTTCGCTCGCCATATTTCCGCCTGGCTGAAAATCCTTCCAAAGCTGGACGGCGTCAAGTATGGACTGGGGCGGGTCCAGTTCCTCTTTATCTCGCTTCGCGGCCCGCTTGCCAGTGTCGACAACCAGAAGGCGACCTGCGAAGCCGTCGTAAAGGTGGGACTCTTCAAGACCGCGCCAGAAGTGTTCGGCGACAGTCAGTCCGAAGAAGCTGGCGCAAGGCTGTTCGACTTCGCGGTTGAATTTACTGTCGGCCATGCTTTTGTGCTTCCAAAGTACAGAAGATTCATTCCATAGTTCCAGAAGCACTTCTTGTATTGCGTGAAGGTGGGCGTTCCCTGGCTTATCGCTCGACTTCGCCAGGAAGCGCCCGAATTCGTCCCATAACCAGGTTTTCGCGGGGCTGTTTACTAGGTCCTGGGCCAGGGCTGATTCGCTGGCGCATTTGCCGCCGTACAGATCGGCCAGGCCAGTCATTCCTAATATTTTCTTCAGGCACGTTTGCGGGGCCTGTTTGCCTCCGCCACTGGGGGCCATTGCGACGATGTACAGGTTTGTTCGCTGGCCTGACTTGTCGCGGACCTTACGGCCCGCCAGCGTCGCTTGAAGGGCGATCGCCCCCATAAGGCCAAGTATCGGCTGTTTTACATTGTTCTGGCTGTTGATCCAGTTCGTTACGTCGGCTATGAAGCCTGGCACGTCCAGCAAGTGGGGTGGGAAAGGGTCGTCTTCTTTAGGCTTCACGAAGTCATTAAAGACAGGTAATTCTGAAGCCTTAACTGGCTGGACTGAGTCAGCGAAAGCGGCTTCATTCAGAAGCCAGCCCCTGGGGCCGTCGGCCTTTTGTGCCTGGTCGACTTTGTGTTGTAGTTCCTTTGACGACCAAGGGGGCTGACACGTCGCGTTATAGTGGTTCGTGAGTACGGCCAGGGCTGACGACGGGGGCAGTTCGAAGCCATTGACCAACACACAAGCAATTCTAAAAAGCGTACCGTGCCCGTCCTGGCCTTCGATCGCGGGCGGGTATTTCGCTATGTACTTGACAGCCCTGTCGATTGTCGTGGGGCTGAAGCTGAAACCTGACCCGCCGTCGTCGGCGATTGTCGCCGACTTGTGAAAGTCGATCGCGGTCGACGGGCTGGGGTGTTCCTTGTCAAGCCATTCTAGGCCCTTCTGACAATGGGCGACTGGGCAGCCCATTAACGCGCCGACGTCGCCCGTAACGGTGAAATAGCGGCCCTGGTGGTAAACTTCGATCGCCCCGCCGTCAGGAAGTTTTACCTTTCGCCCCTTTCGGTTTTCGTCGCACGTCGCGAACAGCTTCAGCCCGTTTCCTGACGGGCTGATTTCGGCGTAGGTCGGAAACTGTTTGACGATCTTCTTCGCCCACGGCGTAAGCTTGCCGTCGACGATCGCGTCGTCAAGGTCGACGCCGACTAGGTTGTCGCCTTCGGTGAAAACAATTCCAATACCTGACATTGTGTCGCCAGCTTTATAGAAGGCTGTTTTCGCGTCTTCAAATGTCGACCAGTGTGCGGGGTCGACTGACGACGCCCGAAGGCCATTAGCCTGGTAGGGCACTTTGGTCGGCTTGCCCCCGCGATCTTCATATTTCCATAAAACCCACTGGTCGATTTCCTTCAGGTGGGCTGGTATGTTTTTATATTCAACCATCGGTTACTTCTTCCCTTCTGGTCTGAAGTGTTCCAGGACGTCGGCATAACTGACGCGGTGGGAACCATCGGGGAGGGTGTTCGCTTCGCTTTCGTAGCAAAGCCCAGCGTGGGCAATCCAGTCAGCCGTTTCGACTGGTCGTGGGAAAAGGTTTGGCGGGTTTTTTCGGATGTACTCGCAACGCGCTTTGATCCAGGCGTCAGCCCTGGCTTCCTTTTCGGGTGTCATCGGTTCGAAGTACCCGTTTTGTTGTGACGGTCGCCCGTCGCCGTATTCGCCCGCCATGTCGGCCAGAATTTCGGCTTCGTGTTCGTTTGTTGGCAGGACGTGCTTGACGCCGTCAAGTGTCCTGTAAACATTCGCCTGGCGGTCGATCGTTTGAAGCCGTTTCTTACTTCTTAACTTTACATTTCGGTCTGAGTTAGAACGGGAAGTCATCTTCTTTTTCCTCGCTTGGTTGTGGTGCTTCGGGAAACTTCATATCAATGTAGCGATTGATTCTAGCAAACTTGCCCGACTCGTCAACAGCAATTTCACGCGGTTCCAAAAGAATACCGTCACGGGCCAGGCTGACGGCTTCGTCGCACCTGGTAGGGCAAGGCGTGCCGTCGGTTCTTTTATTCCACCAGGTCAGGGCTTTTTCGAACCCGTAGCCGCCGTGTTCAACACAAACCCATTCACTAACGGGCCAGCGTCGCCCGTCGACAGTATAGTCAACGCGAAGCGTCCTGGGGTCGCCTGGTTCGGCGTCGCGCTTTTCGTGAATTGTGTATTCGATCGAAAGGACTTTGTACAGTTCGTCTGGTTCACTCAGAACAGCTTCTTCGCTTGCTTCTGTTTCGTGCTTCGGTTCTGGCGGCGGAAATTCGTGGCCGCAATACGTGCAAGCCCTGACGCTGGCGTGAACCACTTCGCGACATTCTGGGCAATGCTTACCGACAGGGTCGCCCCCTTTTCCTGACCCGCCTTTTTTCGGGCTGACTTCAATCGCGTCAATAGGCCCGTGCCTTTCAATGTTGCCCGCGAAGTCAAGTATCAGGCAGTCGGTTTTACCTGGTGCGATCCGAAGGCCGCGACCTACCATCTGATAATAAAGGCCAGGCGACAGCGTGGGGCGTAGCAAGGCGACGGCGTCGACGTTCGGCGCGTCGAAGCCTGTCGTCAGGACGTCGACATTAACTAAGTACTTGACGCGGCCCGCTTTGAAGTCGGCCAGGATATTCGACCGAATATAGGCCGCCGTGCCGCCTTCTATCATTGCGACCTTCGACAGCGGCGAAAGGAATTCCAACATCGAAACGACTTCCTGGGCGTGGTCAACACCTGACGCGAAAACCAGAACGCTTTTTCGGTCAGCGGTCTTCGCGATCAGTTCGTCGCAAGCTTCGGCCAGGCGTGGCCCGTCAATCATTTCGTTCTGGACTTGCGCGGGGATAAATTCACCACCACGAACACCGACGCTTGAAAGGTCGGCCTGGCTGACGGCGTGCTTACTGATTAGTGGCGAAAGGTAGCCGTCGGCGATCAGTGACTTTACGTCGATCGTGTAGCAGATTTCGTGAAGGAAGTTTTCGGGCCCGCAAACCAGGCCCGTCTTCAGGCGGTACGGCGTGGCCGTCAGGCCGATGATTCGCACATTCGGGTTTGCGTCCTGACAGTCGGCCAGGAAGCCCCGAAACATTCCTTCGCCTTCGGGTGGTATCAGGTGGGCTTCGTCAACGATCACAATGTCGAAGCTATTAAAATCCCACGCCTTCTTATGGACCGACTGAATACCGGCGACAATCACCTGATTGTCAAGGTCGGATCGCTTCAGGCCAGCGGAGTAGACGCCGACGTCTGCGTCTGGCGACATAGCGACAATCTTTTCGTGATTCTGTTCGATCAGTTCCTTTCTATGCTGGAGTACGCAAGCACGCCCACCCCAGCCGATCACGTCGGCGACTAGTTTTCCAATAATTATCGACTTGCCCGCGCCGGTGGGGGCTTCAATACAGGGATTTGTTTTTTTGTGTCTTACGTGTAGCCAGGTCGCGTCGATCGCGTCTTGCTGGTATTCTCGTGGTTTCATAATGTAGCCTTCTCTAGTATGGTGCGGATCGTTTCACAATGAAGGGCGGCGGCTTGCTGGGAATAACTGAACGCCTTCCCTATCTCTTCTTGTGTGTAGCCTTCTACTAACATAATGGCAATGCGGTATTGACTTTCGTCAAGTACAGACCCTAGCCAGTCGGCCAGGTCGTAGGGTGTCGACGGGTCGGCGTGGTCCAGAACAGGGACGGCCAGGTTTTCGAAAGTGGCGGCGGCCTTGCGGTTTTCGATCTGCAAAGCGCGAAGCCAGACAACGGAAGGGCTGGCGAATTTCGTTTCAAGAAACAACACCGCCAGGTCCTGACAGGCGTCTTCGTATTCAACGTGCCTGAAGACGCCCGCCAGTAGGCGGGCCCGCGACTTAATCCAGTTATCGGAAAACTTCAAGTCGTAGGCCATTTAATTACCCCTCATTTTGCCAGGGGCTGACGTCATTGTAGTTGTGTTTCGGCTTCGGCGGTTCCAGCGGTTGCGACTGGTCGCCCATTCGCTTATAAGCGACGACATTAGTATCGACGCGGTCGCCGTTTCGTTTGCTTTTGACGGTGACGACCAGTGGGATATTGTGAAACTCCGAAGTATCAGTCGCCCCGATCTTGCCGACAGCTTCACCAAGTCGATAAAGCGAACCTTTCGCCCGACTGGCGACGTCGGCGTTTGGGTGGTAACAGTTCAGGTTATCGAAGATCAGGCGGTTCTTCGCTTCGCCTTCGATCACCTGAAAAACGATCTTAAAGTAAACGTGCCCCGCCTTGCTGGTGGGCTTATCGCTCGACTGGACTACGACAGGATAGTCGCCGTTTGGAAGCGGCGCGAAGTCTTCGCGGGGGGCTTCTTCGTGGTCTGAAAGACTGAAGTCGATTTGCGTCATAGAAATGACCTTTCAAAAAAAGTAGTGGGGCCTGGTAGTCAGGCGTAAAAAACTTACTTGCTGAAGTGGTCGGCGTAAGCCTGCCATTTCAATTCGATTTCTTCAGGAAGCCCTAGTCGGTTTTTCGCGCGGGCCGTCGCTTTGTCGATCGTTCGTAAAACTCGCTGACCAGTCGACAGGGCTTTCGTCGACTTCTTACCGAAGGTGCCTTCTTCGGTCGTTGTAAATACTTTGGGCATTGCGAATAAAACTTCGTCGCACCATTCCATAACCTTAGCCGAAACGTGCTTGTGGAGCTTTGGGGCCCAACGGTCATAGTCAGGCTGTTCGGGGTCGGCGTGGCGTTCTGTTCGCCCGTGACTGATTAGGATTACGTGCATACCGTTTTTCTCGCGGATCGCGTTTAGGCCCGTCAGTACGTCGCCCATAAGCTGGGCCGCCAGGACGTAGCCTTTACCATAGCCGCCTGATGCAATTTCGATCGTGTCGACTTTCTGGTCGTCACAAATTTTCTCCCAGATTAGGCTTTCTAACCAGTCGACAGAGTCAATACAGACCGTCTTATAGTTGTGGTCTTCGCTGTAAAGCTGGCCGATCGCGACCAGAACGTCGTCGTAGTGCTTCGCTAGGTCGAAGGAATGACAGTCGATTTCGCCCAGCCCGTCTTCTGTCGGAATGAAAACGGGGCTGGGTGCCTGGCTGGCGAATGTCGACTTCCCCACGCCTGGCCCGCCATAGACTAGGCACTTACGCGGGGCGGGTCTTTTTCCCTTATGGATTTTCATAGTGTGGCTTCCTTATAGTGTGATGGTTTCGTTAAAACGGCTAGGCCAGTCGCCCGCTTCAAGACACGCCTTGTATTCGGTCAGCGTGTTTCTGTTCTGTTCTTCGGCCCCGTCAAGGGTCGACTTCGACAGGCGGAAAACGCCGACTTCGAAGGGTTCGGTTTTTTCGACGGCGACGATGAAAACTTCATAGTTTTCGCCGGTCAGGGCGGCTACCATACTACGATAAAAAGCCAATTGCTGGAAGTACCCGAAGTACTGGGCGTCCTTTGCGAACTTGCAGGGGAAATGCGACGTGTGCTTGCTTCCCAATTCCGCGCAAGTTTTCAGGTCGACAATTCGCTTGTTTTTTTCGTCAAGCCAGTCGATCTTCGACTGTGACTTGACGTCGTACAGGTGCCCCCTGATCGCGACTTCCGGCTTTCCAGTTTCGAACAACGGGGCGGCTGTCGGGTGGTTGTGAATATGGTTGTTCATACACCCGATTTTATAATAATCGCTTTCGCTGATCGGTTCCTTTCCGGCTTTCGCCAGTTCCGCCAGCCATTCCTTATAACGATTGGTCGAAGCGCCGTAAGGCTTGTCGGTCTTCGGGTTCACTGGACCACCCCCCACGCTGTAGTTCGCGTGGAAAACGTCGGGCCCTTCTAGTACCAGGTGATGGGCCGCCGTGCCGAAGGCGTAAGCCGCCGACGACTGGCGGACCACTTCGCCCGATTGCTTTCGCTTGAAAGCCATCGGCGAATGACGAAAAGTCTGAAGGTTGTGGGCTGACATAAACTGGTTATATTCGGCGAAGTACTGTTCGTCGGTCAGGTCGACAGCGGAGGCTGTTCCTGACTTCCAGGGCTGCAATTTGGTCATAGGTTTTCGCTTTCGTATTGCTGGTGTAGTTCTTCAGTCATATCGGCATAGTTTCGCAAGTCGTCGAAATTGTCTGGGTGGTAGACTCGACGCATACGGTTGATCTTGACGGCGCACATTAGCAGCGTCACGACATGCGGTGGTAGCGGCACTTGGTCGGCGATCAGATCGGCCCACGGCTTCAGAAGCGGGGCGAACATCTGGGCAATCCCTTCGTGGTTTTCGCGGGGGTCGCCGTAGACTTTGCCGCGTTCTTCGCGGATCGCGTCAAGGGCCGCCTGTTTGTCTTCTTCGGCGTCGATCGCGCCCAAGGCTTCGTCAGTCGGTTCTTCGTCAGCGGTCGCCCCCTGGGCGTCGTAGAAGGTTTTAAGCCAGTTCGCGGCTGTCGTCGCTTCCTGGTCGTCGACTTGTATCTGGCGATTACTGGGCGGCGTCGCCTTGCAGTCGTTACAGTACTGGCGAAGAAGGCCAGCGTCGTCGTATCCCGCCAGGTAGTCAACCAGCTTCGAAATTGCTGTACCAGGGCCTGGGAAGGCGTCGTGGCTGGGATAGAAACAAGGTATCCCCAATTGGTCGGCTAGGTCGGTTTCAATGTCAGCGCCTGGCGACTTGCCTGGTATCCTGACGACCAGGTCGCTCGACGCGACCCACGGCTTACAGACGTCAAGCCAGGCTTCGTGCGTGAAGGCTTCGTGACCAGGCATTTCGGTCGTTAGGCCAGGATTAAGCGGGGCGAAGCCGGACGCGATCAAAAGCCTTTGGGCTTCGGCGGCCCTGGCGAAATTGTCGCCGTCTGGGTCGTGCATAATGGGGCACGCGATATAAACTTTCAAGCGGTGCATAGGTATTCCTTTCAGGAATGGGAAGGGGTAGCCGTGCCAAAAGCGGCGGCGGCCTGTTTTACTATTCTTCGATAGTGCGTGTCAAGTAGGTATGGAAGCAAGGCGTCGACGAAGATCGACCAGTCGCGGCGGTCGTGGTGTTCGGCGAATTCCTCCAGGATCGTGGGCAAGTGGCGGACGATATACAATTCGACTTCAGCGGCCCCCAGTACTTCACGGGCCCCGTCCAGCCGGAAGGCGACAAGGTTAGACCAGGTCGCGTGCGGGTCTTTCCTGGCAAGCGGCACGCGGGGCCAGGGGTGTTCGTTGTTTGTCATCGGCTTCGGTTCCTTTAGGAAAGGGGCAGGCCCCGAAGGACCCGCCAGGTGGTGGTTTACATGCAAAGGCCGAAGGTTACGCCTTCGGTGAAATTATAGAGTTTGTTCCAGCGTTCCAGGCCGAGCGAAACAGCTTCGACAGTTTCGAAAGTCGTGGCGTAGGGCGACCAGTTGACGTCGCCTTCGACGACGATACGAAAGCCAGCTTGGTCAGCTTTGTTTTTTGTGACTGCTAACATTCGCGAAAGGCGTTTTCGCAAAGCTTCGGCGGCTTCTGGCGTCAGTCGTGGGGCTGTAAACATTGCTCGCTGTTTTCGTGGGCTTGACATTGTTCGTTTCCTTGTGGTGGTGGTTTTCGTTTCGTGTGCTTCCAGTATGACTGTTATCGACGACCCGTCAAGGCCAATCCAGGGAAACCAGGAAAAAACTTTCCTGGCCCCTGGCGGGCGGCCTAACGTCGTCGCGTCAGGCCAGTCGTCGCGGCACGAAGTACGCGGGCGGCTTCGCGACAGGCTAGGGCCTTTTTGATGTTTCGTCGCCGATTGCTTCGATTGCTTTTGACGTCCTGGCTCAGAAGGCCGTAGATCGCGGCACGACGGCAGTATGAAATAGCTTTGCTTGCAATTTCGCGATAGGCCGTCAACAATTCTTCGCGGCCCTCTTGTGAGAATTCCTTGAAGGCGTCCAGGGGCATGATAAAGGCCGTGCCTAGCTGACCCTTCGGGCCGATCTGGCGGACTTCGGCGGCTTCGACTGTTCCGACTTGCGTCAGCTTCACGACGACGAAACGCCCGCAAGCGTTTCCATTGACTTCCTGGCCTGGCTTGATGTTGTGTGTTTTCGACATTGTTCGTTTCCTTGTGGTAGTGGTTTTCGTTTCGTGTGCTTCCAGTATGACTAATATCGACAGGCCGTCAAGGCCAATCCAGGAAAACCGGAAAAGTTTTTTCCGGTCCCCTGGCGGGCGGCTTCTAGCGGTCCTGGAATTCCTTGAAGCAATTTAGGGGCATGCAAAAGGCGTGACCCAGATCGTGACCAGGGCCCTTTTCGCGGACCATAGCGGCTGACCAGGGTCGCGTCGTGGTTTTCTCCAGTAATTCGACGACGACGAAGCGACCGCAAACCAGGCCGTGCACGACGTCGCCTTTTTCGATCTTGTGGTCGGGAATGGCGGGGGCGGCTGGTTGTGTGTTTTCGTTCGACATTGTTCGTTTCCTTGTTTGAAGTTTTCGTTTCGTGTGCTTCCAGTATGACAAGTATCGACAGCCTGTCAACGCCAATCCAGGAAAACCGGAAAAGTTTTTTCCGGCCCCCTGGTGGGCCCTTACTTGGTATGCGTCACGAAGAAGTAACGGTCGACGTTCAGGTCGCGATAGATCACGAAGCGTGCGTCGTCAGCGTAGCCCGCCTTCGCGGCGGCGTAGTGACGCGCCAGGGCTGTTCGGGCTGTTCCTGGCGTCGCATAGCCATTGCGGCTGTCGGTCGGATTGTAGCCGCCGTGCAGTTCCTTGATTGCGGCTTGAAAGCCGCCGAACACGAAGTCGACGACGTGCTTGCAGTTTTCTTCGTCCAGGTGGTACGGCTGAAAGGGCTTCGCGTTTTCCAGGACGGAATCGACGGCTTCCTGGAATTCTTCGTCAGTTACAGTTTCGTCAGCCACGGCTTCGGCCAGTTTGACGCCAGCCAGGACGGCTTCGCCCTTCTTCGATAGTTCGAAGTATTCAGTCGGGAAGCTTGTATCTGACGTGCACCATTCGACCAGGCCGAAGCGGAACAAGTCATTCAATTCGCCTGATGGAATATTACCAACCCATTCGATTTCGTTCATTGTGTCGGAACGATCGGCGGCTTCGTCAATTTGCTTCAGGCGGGCGACGGTCAAGGGCAGGCTTGTGTAAGCTTTGAAGGCGGCTTCGGCGGCTGTCGTGGTGGTGGTTGTTTTCGACATTGTCTTGTTTCCTTGTGAAGTGGTGAAAGTTTGTTTTGTGTCTTGTTTGCTCAGTATGACAGGTATCGACGGCCCGTCAAGGCCAATCCAGGAATTCGGGAAAGTTTTTT